CATCGCCGCAGGCCTCGGCAAGGACGGGGGCGAACGCATCATCCGTACCGTCGGCAGTCCGGCGTGCGTGGCGAAGAACCGCTTCGCCCTGCCCGCCGAGCTTCCCCGCTCGTGGCCCGCCCTGATGCAGGCCCTCACCAGCAACCCGCAGCCCACTCAGCCACACCTACGGCTGGTCGGCGCTGACCAGAACACCAACAGCAAGGAGAACAGAACATGGCGAACCTGAACGGATTCAACGCGACCGAGGTCGAACCGACCAGCAGCTTCGAGCCAATCCCGGCGGGCAAGTACCTCGCCGCGATCACCGAGAGCGAGATGAAGCCCACCAAGAACGGCAGCGGCAGCTACCTGCAGATGACGTTCACGATCATCGAGGGCGAGTTCAAGAACCGCGTCCTCTGGGCAAGGCTGAACCTCAACAACCCCAACGCCACGGCGATGAAGATCGCCAGGTCCGAGCTCTCGGCCATCTGCCACGCCGTGGGTGTCATGCAGCCGCGCGACAGTGTCGAGCTGCACAACCTGCCGCTGGTGATCACCGTCAAGCTCAAGAAGCGCGAGGACACCGGCGAGCTCACCAACGAGATCAAGGGGTACGAACCCAAGGCCGCCAGCACTGGCCAGCCGCAGCAGGCCCCGGTGACCAGCAACACTCCGCCGTGGAAGCGATAAGGAGGTCGCCGTGGTGATGACGCTTCCGTACCCACCCAGCGTGAACCATTACTGGCGTCGGGTCGGGCCGCGCACCTTGATCAGCCGGGAGGGCCGGACGTTCCGCACGAACGTCTGCGCCCTCCTGGCCCGGGGCGGCGGCAACGGCCCACGCAAGCCGCCCTCGGGCGGTCGCATCGCGTTGGCGATGGACGCCTTCCCGCCCGATCGGCGTCGGCGCGACCTGGACAACCTGCAAAAGCCCGTGCTCGACGCCCTCGAGCACGCGGGCGTCTACGAGGACGACAGCCAGATCGACCTGTTGATCACGCGCCGCCGCGAGGTGGTGCCCGATGGCCGGTTGCTGGTGGATGTCGTGGAACTGCCCCTGCGGCGCTGTCCGGTCTGTGGGGGCGAGATGCACTCCTTCAATCCGGAACTGAACTGAACATGCAGAAAGTCTTTCCCACGCTGCTGATCATCCTGGACGTCTGCGCTGCAGCGGCTTACATGCCCAGCGGCGACTGGCGCAAGGTCGTCTACTGGCTGGCGGCGGCAACCCTGACGGCGGTGGTCACATGGTGATGGAGCTTCGGCCCTATCAGACCGAGGCGGTCGCCGCCGTGTATGACCACCTGCGCCGTCGGGATGATCACCCCTGCGTGGTGATCCCGACCGCCGGGGGCAAGACGCCGGTCATGGCGACGATCTGCCGCGACGCCGTCCAGCAATGGGACGGGCGGGTGCTGATCCTCGCGCACGTGAAGGAACTGCTCGAGCAGGCCGCCGACAAGCTGCACGCGATGGCCCCGGACCTGTGGAACCGGATCGGAGTCTACTCGGCGGGCCTCAAGAGCCGGGACACCGAACACCCGATCATCGTGGCCGGGATTCAGAGTGTGTACCGCCGTGCCGCCGAACTGGATCGGTTCGACCTGATCCTGATCGATGAGGCCCACATGTTGCCGCCGGATGGCGAGGGCATGTACCGCACGTTCCTATCCGAAGCGCGGATGGTGAACCCCAATGTGAGACTGATCGGCCTGACGGCCACGCCGTACCGGATGACGACCGGCATGATCTGTGGCCCAGAGAACCTGCTGAACCACGTCTGCTACGAAGTTGGTGTGCGGGAATTGATCGTCCAAGGCTACCTCTGCCCGCTGAAAACCAAGGCGGGTCGGCGCAAGGTGGACACGTCGGGGCTGCACATCCGGGGCGGTGAGTTCATCGCGGGCGAGGTCGAGTCGTTGATGGACGACGACTCGCTGGTGCGTTCCGCCTGCCGCGAGATTGTCGATCAGACCCAGGACCGGCACTCGGTGCTGATCTTCGCCGCCGGTGTGCAGCACGCCCTGCATGTGCAGCGGGTGATTGGCGAGATGGGCCACGAATGCGGGTTCGTCTGTGGCGACACGTTGCCGTTCGAGCGGGCCGAGACTCTCAAGCGATTCAAGGAGGGCGCACTCAAGTACCTGGTCAACGTGAACGTGCTGACGACTGGATTCGACGCGCCCAACATCGACTGTGTGGCCCTGTTGCGGCCGACGAACTCACCCGGCCTCTACTACCAGATGGTCGGCCGGGGTTTCCGGCTGGACCCGACGAAGGACAACTGCCTCGTCCTGGATTTCGGCGGCAACATCCTGCGGCATGGCCCGGTCGATGCCCTGGAGATCAAGGACCGGTCTTCCGGCAACGGTGAAGCGCCCGCGAAGGAGTGTCCGCAGTGCCAGACGGTGATCCACGCCGCGTACAGCCTCTGCCCGGAGTGCGGGTACGAGTTCCCACCGCCTAAACGTGAGCAACACGATCAAGAGGCATCCACGGCGGGAATCCTCTCCGGCGAAGTCACTGAGACCGAGTACGAGGTCCAGGATGTTTACTACAGCGTCCACGTGAAGCGCGACGCACCGGAAGACCACCCGCGCAGCATGCGGGTGGATTACCGCGTCGGCTTCAACGACCACCGCAGCGAATGGGTCTGCTTTGAGCACACCGGCTACGCCCGCGCCAAGGCTGAGGCCTGGTGGAAGGCTCGCTCGCACGAGCCGTTCCCGCAGTCGTCGCAGCAGGCCGTGGACATCTGCGAGGCGGGCGGCATCGCCCCGACCTTGGCGATCACCGTGCGGGCGGTCAGCGGCGAGAAGTACGACCGCATCACCAAACACCAACTCGGCCCGATACCACCGCTCCTGGATGGCCGCGACGAGTACGACGACGGCGACCTGCCGGAATACATGGGACCGCCGGATGAGGAGATTCCCTTTTGATCATCGAGCAGGACACATTGCATAGCGCCGCGATGGACTACCTGACCGCCGGTCTCTGCGCACTGCCCGCGCGACGGGCGGAGAAGCGCCCGGCGGTGGGCCAGTGGAAGCGGTATCGCAAGCGGCTGCCCACCGAGGCCGAGTTGTCCGCGTGGTTCGCCAACTCACCCGAAGCGGTCTGCATTCTCTGCGGGCGTGTGTCGCACAACGCCGAGATGATCGACTTCGACGCCGGGGGCGAACTCTTCGAGACCTGGGCGGCACGCATCCCGCCCGATCTGCTGGCGAAGCTGGTCATCGAGAAGACCCAACGCGACGGGCGGCACGTCTGCTACCTCTGCGAGCGCGAAGTCTGCGGCAACATGAAGCTGGCCCAGCGCCGTTCCGGGGGCGATGGCGACAAGATCGTCACGCTCATCGAGACCCGTGGCGACGGCGGGCTGTTCCTCTGTGCGCCGACACCCGGCTATGTGGTGATCCAGGGAGACCTGTGCGCACCACCCGTGCTGACCGAGGCCGAGAGGGACGTTCTGCTGCGGACAGCGTGGGAACTGAACGAATATATGCCGCCAGTGGTCGATTGTCCGCCGCACAATGGCGTTGTCGGCCAGAGAGGTCCATCATCGGCCGCACAGTCCGCCTGTGCGTTGCACAATGCCGACAGGCCCGGTGACGATTTCAATAAGCGCGGCGATGTGCGAGCTGTGCTCAGACAGCACGGCTGGACACTGGCCAAGAGTGGCGAGAACGAATACTGGCGACGGCCCGGCAAGACCTCGGGCTGGTCGGCTACGCTCAAGGACAACGTCTTTTACGTTTTCAGTGCCAATGCCGCGCCGTTTGAACCCAACCGGGCCTATTCACCGTTCTCGGTCTACACGCTCCTGAACCACGGAGGCGATTGGGCACAGGCCGCCAGTTCTCTGCGCCTGTCGGGTTACGGCGGCGATTCTCTGGCGGACAATGCCAACGGGGCGGACATCTCGGCCATTGTGCGAATGTCCGCCGCACCCGGCGCTTGTTCGCCGAACAATGGCGATCTCGGCCAGACCATGGCCCTGTGCGGCGGAGAGGCCGCCCGTGCGCCAGAG